ACTGTGTCTGGTGCTGTAATCTTTCAAGGCGACTATCTGTACTTGATAAACAAAGACGTTAACTTTATCCGTGAAGCATATCCTTTGTCTGCGCAGGTAAGCGAGCCTAAACACTACGCCATCTTTGGCCCACGGTCAGACGATGTAAACGAGTTGACGTTCATTGTTGGCCCAACACCTAGTTCAGCCTACTACGCAGAGCTTCACTACAACTACTATCCTGAGTCTATCGTTACCGCCACCAATACTTGGCTGGGTGATAACTTTGATTCCGTGTTGTTGTACGGTACGATTTGCGAAGCCTATACCTACATGAAGGGTGAAGAGGGCATGGTTAAGCTGGCTCAAGATCGTTATGTACAGGCTATTGCTCTGTATAAAAACTTGTCGGATGGCAAGCAACGCGCAGATGCTTATCGTGATGGTCAGATTAGGGTTGCAGTCTCATGAGTAGCATTCTCCAAACTCAGACGACTAGCTTTAAAACAGAGCTTTATACAGGCGTTCACAACTTATCTACAAATACTTTGTACATTGCTCTGTACACGGCCAGTGCTGATTTAAACGAAGCTACCACTGCGTACAGTGCAACTAATGAAGTAACCGGTACAGGATATGTTGCGGGCGGTGTGGCCTTGACTGGCGTAACTATTAACTCATCTGGGTTCACGGCCTATGTAGACTTTGCTGATGTGGTGTTTAACGCATCGGTAACGGCTCGTTGTGCTTTAATTTACAACGTAACCCAAGGTAATAAATCCATTGCTGTGTTGGACTTTGGGTCAGACAAGACATCCACCAATTTCACCATCACAATGCCTGCAAACACAGCAACAGCAGCATTAATTCGTTCTTCTAATTAAGGAGTCATCATGACTATTGAAAAAACCAAAGCCACTGACGTAGTTTCTAGTGGCCTGACTTGTAACACCAAAGCCGGTGAGGACGCAAAAGCGACCGGCTTATTTGAAATCAAATGCCATGATAAAGACGGCAACCTAAAGTGGGAAGCCCAGTCTAAAAACTTGGTAGTCAATGCGGGTCTGGCGTACATGGCTGGATCTGCTTTAACTTCAGTGACCCAAATCACCACTTGGTATCTTGGCCTGTACGGTGCTGGTGCTTCTAATACACCTGCGGCTGGCGACACAATGTCTTCTCATGCTGGCTGGACTGAAGTTGTGGCTTATAGCAATGCAACTCGTGTGGCGGCTACGTTTGTGACGGCTACGACTGCTAACCCTTCTGTGGTGACTAACTCAGCTTCTCCTGCTACGTTTAACATCAACGGTACAACAACTGTGGGCGGGGCTTTCCTGACCAGCGGTAGTGCTAAAAGTGGTACAACAGGCACGTTATTTTCTGCGGCAGACTTTGGCTCACCCGGTGATCGCTCTGTGGTAAGCAGTGATACTTTGTCTGTGACGTACACATTTAGTTTGGCAGGATAATATGGCGGCGTGGGGTGACGGCGCATGGGGCGATAATGGTTGGGGCGGCTTTGTCGCTTACGCCAGCACCGTGGACGAAACCTCTACCGGCACAGACGCGGTTAGTTCCGCGTTAAGTGTAGCCCCCGCCGTTAGTGAAACAGGTACAGGCACAGATGCAATTGCAGCGGGCAAGGTATTTACCTCAGACATAACGGAAACGTCAACGGGAACAGACGCTGTAGTAGGAGCGCCTTTATACCCTGCCTCGGTAGTAGAGACTGCCACAGGTACAGACGTAATTTCTTCGGTTATAGCTGTAGGCGCGGCAATTATTGAGACTGCTACGGGCACAGATGCAGTAGTAGGCGGGGAAGTTTATGATGCGTCAGTAGCTGGCACAGGTTGGGGCGAAAGTCCGTGGGGTTATAACTCGTGGGGCGGCATAGGCGAGATAGCTATTGCAACAGATGCAGTAACTTCGACGTTGGCAATTAGCGTATCTGTATCAGAAACGGCAACGGGAACAGACGCAGTTTTAGCAGGATCGGCGTTTGGGGCGGCAGTTACTGAGACAAGTACGGGTAGCGATGCAATAACGGCAGTACCAACGTACCCTGCATCAGTTGCTGAAACGGCTACAGGAACGGATGCTGTATCTAGTGTTGCGGGATTTAAATCAACTGTAGGCGAGACTGCAACAGGTACAGATGCGGTAACAAGCAGTTTTGTGTTGTTTGGAGCTGTAACAGAAACAGCAACAGGTACAGATGCAGTAGTAAGTAGTTTATTGGTCAGTGCGGCAGTTACAGAGAGCGCAACGGGAACCGATGTGGTTGCGGCAAAGGCAACTTTTGTAGGAACAATAGAAGAAACTGCAACGAGTGCAGATACTTTAGTAGCGGCGGCGGCGTTTATTGCCTCCATTAACGAGTTGGCAACGGGTACAGATTCAATCACAGCGCGGCCTTTCTGGGATGTAATAGATGACACACAGACCGCAAACTGGCAGAATATCGGTAACACGCAAACGGCAGGTTGGACTGCTGTTTTAACGAATTAGGAGCATTTAAATGGCAGCAACGACAACTCTTTTAGGCTTAGTCACTCCCACACAGGGCACGCTCTCAGGTACATGGGGCGATACAGTCAACTACGGTATTTCTGACTACGTGGATATTGCCATTGCGGGCACGTTATCTTTTGCAGGCGATGGCGCTATTACTCTGGCAAACACTACGGGTAGCTCGTCAGGAAACGGAATAATTTCCACCACAGCGCAGTACATGGTGATTCGCATTACGGGTACGCAAACTGTTACCAAAGTTATTACAGGCCCTAGCTACAGCAAACTGTACATGGTGGATCACGCAGGTGCTACCAGCGCAGTGACTTTTAAAGCATCAGGTCAAACAGGCGTGTCAATCGCAGTAGGCGAAAAAGCGTTTGTGTACTACAACGGCACTGACTACGTTAAAGTTTCTAGCATTGGCTCAACGGGTATTCTTAGCCCTGCTGGTGGCGGTACAGGCGTAGCAAACAATGCGGCAATGACCGTGACGGGTTCTGGCAACTTTGCCTACACAAGAACACTTACTGGCACAACAAACGTAACACTTCCTACAACGGGAACATTGGCAACTTTGGCAGGTACAGAAACCTTTACCAATAAGACGCTGACAACGCCAATAATTTCAAGCATTAGCAACACTGGTACATTGACGCTACCAACAAGCACAGACACATTAGTCGGCAGAGCAACAACGGACACCCTGACCAACAAGACCCTGACTTCACCAACCCTGACAACGCCTGTCCTCGGTACACCCTCATCAGGAACATTGTCATCTTGCACAGTTGATGGCACAAACAGCGTTGGATTTTTAAACATCCCACAAAACAGTCAATCGGCAGCTTACACATTGGTTTTGGCAGATGCGGGAAAACACATTTTTCACCCATCAACTGACGCAAATGCAAGGACATTTACAATTCCAGCAAATAGCTCTGTAGCATATCCAATTGGCACAGCAATTACTTTTATTAACATGACAAGCCAAGTAGTGACAATTGCAATTACTACAGACACAATGTATTTATCTTCTGCGGGTACAACTGGCTCACGTTCTTTAGCTCAGTATGGTTCTGCAACGGCTATCAAAATGACTTCAACAACTTGGCTTATTTCAGGGAGTGGATTGACATGAGCGGCGCACTACAAGCAGTTTTTCAAAATCAACGATCATTCGGCCCCCCTCCGGGTCAACAAGCATATACAACACCGGGAACGTATTCTTGGGTTGCGCCAACAGGCGTTACTAAAGTTTCTGTTGTTGCCGTTGGTGGCGCTGGAGCAGGAAATAGCGTTATTAATAGTGGTGGTGGTGGCGGTCTTGGTTATAAAAATAATATTACTGTTGTTCCGGGTAATTCTTATGCGGTTAAAGTTGGAACAGCCGCACTCAGTGCTGGGTGTGGTTGTAGTTCTAATTTTATTAACGGGGCAACTGTCCAAGGTGGCCCGGGCAGTTCAGGTGGCGGTGGAAGTTATACAGGTGACGGCGGGGGCAATGGTGGGAATGGTGGATTTAGTGATAACGCGGCTTGTGTCACCTATCAGCCCGGTTCTGGTGGTGCTGGCGGTTATGCTGGAAATGGCGGTAATGGCGGAAGAGGTTATGACTCTAATGGTGGAACAGCTACTGTTGGTACAGCAGGCTCTGGTGGCGCAGGTGGCGGTAGCGGCGGCGCGTTTTATGGTAGTGATAACCTTTCGGCGGGTGGCGGCGGTGTAGGAATACTTGGGCAAGGTTGTAGTGGTGCTGGTGGAACTACAGCCAATTGCAACCGCTATGGTCGCGGAGGTTCTGGTGGAGCTAATGGTTCAAATTATCAACTAGGCGGAAACTATGGTGGTGGAAGAAGGGCAGCGCAAGGAGCAAACACTGCTGGAAGCGGCGCTGTGCGCATTATTTGGCCCGGTTGCGCTAGGTCTTTTCCATCAACAAGAACGGCTGACGAATGACAAACCTTTATATTGAAATTGAAAACGGCGTAACTAAAAACCACCCTGCGTTTGATGATAATCTTATTGCAGCATTTGGTTGTATTCCAGATCACTGGGAGCCTTTTGTGCGTGTTAATTGCCCAATCCCTGGCACGTATCAAATTTTAGAATGTAAAGAATCTGTATATGCCAAAGTAAACGGCGTATGGACTGATGTGTGGTCTTTGCGAGACATGACTGCACAAGAAAAAACTGCGTTTCAACAAACTGTTATTACTGCATTTAATGACCGTGAACAGGCTTCTAATTGGTCTGCATGGACTTTGGACGAGGCTACCAACACAATGGTTCCTCCAATCCCACGCCCAGAACTAGACCAAACAAAATTTGATGCTGGTATTTTTACTTTTTGGTGCGGCGCAGAAAACAACTGGAAAGACACTCCAGTACGCCCTGAAGGTGAATATAAATTTGATTTTTTTGCTTGGCAGTGGATTGCGCTATGAGCAAAGTAGCCAAAAAAGAAAAAGTATGCAAAGCCGCTGTGTCAGTGGCTGAAGTTGTCAAAAATACACAGCTTCAAGTTGCGTACCATTTTCCTTGCCCAATATACATTATTGAACGTTCTGATTTTTTGGAGGTAGTTAATACTGTTTCTGACGAAGCTTTAGAAATTCAACGCAAAGAACGTAAATTGGACGAAATGTATCCTGTCTACATGACGGGCAATTATTTTGGCGATCCACGCATGGCTGGGTTTTCTGAGTTTATTGGCGCAACAGCTTGGAACATTCTTAATGAACAAGGCTATGCTATGTCTGATAAAACTGTTTCATTTATGGAAATGTGGACACAAGAACACCA